TTCCAACACTCTTAACTAACTTATTGTCAGTCATTGGAGTAGCTGCATTTATCTTAGTATCTAATTCAGCTTGTATCTTAGTAGAAGACCAGAGTGAGGTGCTTGTAGTACTAACATCATCTAAGTCTCTATGTTGATTAACATCGTAGTTTAGTAAGTTGTTATGATCAATTGCTGTTTCGTCAAGGTCTATTAGAAGAGTCTCGTCTCCTCCCGGAGTATCAGTAGTAACAACTACTTTAGAAGAAGCTGCTTCTACTTTACCTTCTAAGAAGTCAGGACTAGCATCATCGGTAGATACTTTGACTTTACGGTCATCTGAACCAGACCCGCCTGATATATTCAAAATTCGATAAGTATTTGCCAAGGTAATCTCCTATTAGTGTCTTCGTTTTGCTGAGTAAACTATTCTTTGTATATCAATGCTCCCAGCTACTACCGTTATCTTTACTCTAGCGTAGTTAGCACCTGTTCCGTACACATCTATCAAGTCACTTCCATTAGCATCTGTTATAACTTGAGCACTATCTGTTACTTCAGAAAAGTTAACTCCATCAGAAGATAGCTCCAATGATATAGACATATTCACAGAAGAGCCGTTATCATAAATAGTCTGAAAAGAAAACTCGTCTTCTCTATTAGTAATATCTACCATTTCAGATTCATAGTCTGAATTCACTGTCAAAGGAGCTTCTATAAGTTCCTTAGTTAAAATCATATCTAGTACATTACTCATATTATTTCATCCTTTCTTTTACTACTTCTACTATTCTTTCAACCATATTACCCGCCATAAATGCTGCTCCTGTTACTTTCAAAAGTTCTACCATTTCGGCACCTGAGATAAGATCTGTTAGTCTAAAAGATATCGCAATTATTATAATTAATATCATTACGGAAAACTTTCTGATTCCAACTAAGTATTCTTTTATTTTATTAAGCATCGTTTTCCTTATTTGTAGTAGTACATAAACCTGTGTAAAATAACTTCGTTGTTTCCGCCATCCATAAACTCTTCAGGGTGGTTCCTTCTTAACCAATGAGGGAACTCTTCTATCCCTATCATATCTTTCTGCCCTATCAAAGCTGGCAAGTCTCGAAGGTATTGCCTGTATTGCATATACATTCTTCGATGCTTCTGATCTGTTTTTACATCTGACATAAATAACCAGTCGGTTGATTTAAGTATGAGGTCACGACGATCTATAAGCTGCGACATTTTACGTTTACGGTCATACTGGTCATCATCTATATACTCAGTATCATAATTATCACCTTTACCTTTGTGTGATGATACCCAAGATTCTGCTTCCTCAATTGAAGGGAAGTTTCCTGAGTATACCTGACCGTCAGATCTAGTTATGATAACCCTCGTCACTACTTTATCCTTTCTAACTCTAGTACGTTATTAGCAGAAGTTGTATTAAGTGTTAAACTAACTCCTGCTGAATTGGTTATTTCTAACGTATCTCCTTTAGCTAATTCTACTTGAAATGGTACGACTACAGAATTTGTTGTAGTACCAGCTTCAACAACATCTACTTCAGTTCCGTTAACTTCAATTCCTATTTCTACAGTACTAGATACACTTGGTTTTATCTTTACGGACCCTTTAAATTTTCCTGTAGTAGGAGCCGTGTATACTCCAGTAGAGGAATTGTAGGCATTATGAGAATCATATCCCAAGTTTTCAAAAATAATATTATTACCTGCAGAAACTGCAGCTCCTGCGTTACTTGCATACCTAGCTACAACAGTTTCAGTTTCTAGAACTTGTTGTTGAGATGCTAGTTTTGTTATTGTTATCCAGTTACTATTCGAAGATGAGTTTAATGTAAAACCAATATCTGCTCTAAGTGTCAATACTTGACCTTTAGTTAACTGTATAGTTTCTTTGAAATGACAGTATATACTTCCATCAAACCATCCTATTAACTTACCACTCACGCCATCGATGTATGAACACACTTCTGCACTAGATGCAACATCTGCTCTGATATTACCCATTATGATATACTCACCCGTTTCTGGGGTAGTGAAAGCATCCGCTATACCTACACCTGCTACAGTACCGTTGTTATTACCCGCATTTGTCCACGATCCTGTTGAATCATGGTCTATATTCTTGAATGGAATATCTTCCGAATTCGCAGTTATTGCCAATCCGTCATTACCTGATGCTTGTAGAGATACATCTCGTCCGCCAAAGTCTTCTGACATCTTAGAGTTTGATGACCATCCTGTAACGGGATATGAAAACTTTATTGCTAATTTAGCATTAGCTGGGAAATTAGTTCCATTATATGCATACTGTGATGCTGCAATTGTACCTGTTAGCTCCATAGTGTTCGAACTTACTTGTATATTAGGTCCATTAGTAGGGGTGATACTAGTTACAAATCTATTGGCAGTTTCTGATCTATATGACGAATCTAATGTGATTCCAGACGGAACTGTAATTCTAGAATTACCTCCAGCTCCTGCTGTAGCACTACCATTTCTAGATAAAAAACCTTCGATTTCAATACTATCTCCAACACGTCGATGTCTAAAGTCGATAGTTGTAAATTCAGAAGACCTGTCTGTAGCCCCATCTAGTACTTGAGGAGTATATGTTTCCCAATCTGTTATGATAGCCCCATAAGCTAGTTTTTGTGGACCTACTTGAAAGTTATCAAAATAAATATCTATATCACCAGCATTTGTACTTACTTGGTGAACTATTAACCTATAAGAAACTGAATCTGAAGCTGTTTGAAATTGTGCATAATGAGTTCCTTTTCCAGCTTTTAAATTTTCTCCGTTAACTCTAATTAAGTTAGCATTTGTAACATCGTAAATAAAAACACCCATGTCATCATCAACATATAAAGCATCTGAAGCGTCATAGTCGAAGCTTACAAGAAGCTTTTTTGCTTGGTCTGCATTGTCTACAATAAAGTCATAACTAAACCCTTCACCTTGAACATTTGCTGTACTTTTTTGGAATACAAAATCTCCACTACCTCTAAGAGGTGATGTAGTATTTCTATTGTAGTTAGATGTTGCAGAACCTGTTGTTCCGTCTGTTGGAATCGCAACTGCTCCGTTATCATATGTAGCCCATCCAGTAGTATCTACTTCTGCATCTGGATTTAGTATATAGTTAATTCCTCCACCTGCTCCACTACCAACTTCATTCCATCCAGAACCGTCGTTAAATACAGGTTTCTTTTTAGTAGAATCGTATGCAAATAAAGATTCAACGTCTGTCAATGCATCTAAATTTGTTGTGGTATCCGTCGGAAGTTTTATTCTAGAAGAATTACTTGCAGTTCCTCCATCAATATCAGGAGTATTGATATCAGGAGAAGTTAATGTCTTATTTGTAAAGGTTTGAGTTTCATCAAGACCAGCAACTGTTGTAACTCCATGAGTAGAAGTATCAGATTCATGGTTAGATAAATCTGTTGAAGTTGCTACACTATCAAGCTCTGTTTGTAGCTCATTTAAAGCCGCTTGGACGTCAGTTGCTGCTAAATTCCCAGAAGGGACGTTAGAGATTGCAGAAGCGTCATGAGCGTCTACAGCATCTCCTGTATGTGCGGTTAAAGCAGAATCTAATGCTCTACTATCAACGTCAGTTTGTAATTCATTTAGAGCTGCTTGGACCTCAGTTGCGGCTAAATTACCAGCAGGTACGTTACTTATTGCTGAAGCATCGTGAGCGTCTATTGCATCTGCTAAGTGATCAGAAACTGCAGTAGCATTATTTCCAATATTAGTTTCAGCAGTATCTAAGCGACCTTCTGTTTCATCTACAGCAGCTTGTACGTCTGTTGCAGTAAGTCCTGAAGTAGCATTATCATAAGTGATCTCAGAAGCTTCATTTTGCCCTGCTAGAGCCGTTTTAACAGCTAAGGCTGATGGTAGCTCAGTATCGGAAGTAGCGGCTGAAATGGTCGTTACTAGGACTCCTGCTTTGAGATTATCTGTTTCTAGGTTTGTAATTGTGTTATTATCAGCGTCTACTGATTTATTAGTTATTGTTTGAGCTTGATCTGCAGTTAATAGATCTCTTTCGGCTCCATCAATATAGACTTTGAAGGTAAGACTAGAAGAGTTCGCGTAAAGCTCACCTTCTAATGTTGCTGCAGTTGTAGTTGGCTTGGTCAAAATCCCAAGCTGAAATTTACGTCTCTTGATTGTCATTTCTATTCCTTCTTAAAACCCCGTTTCCGGTTTCGTCATTTCTGACGCTACTAAGTTTATATTGTTCTATATATCAAACATCTGTTTGGTTATGCAAAAAAATCTTCATCCACTATGGCAGAAGCTTTATATTTAATGGTTACTGTATCTGTATTTACTATTTTTAAATAACTAAATCCTATCTGCCCACCTGCAACTGTGAATTCCAAGTCAGCGTCGTCCCCTGAGAAATCTGTAGATATGTTCAGTGATGTACCGTTATAAGCTCCTTCACTATGAAAGGCTTCTACTCTATCTGGAGTGGCATCTGTAAATGTTCTTGTTATGAATCCTGTGATATCGACTCTTTGAACATAGGCTGTATCAAATATTAAATTTGTAATAATTCCGTTAATATGAGTTCCGTCATCAGTTCCTGTTAGAGTGACTTCGGTTGTGGGAATATCTCCCGGTCCAGATACGTTACCAAGTATATCAGTAGCTTCTTCTACCCATCCAGAGGCTTCTTCGCCGTAATTTATATCTCCAGTATCAGGATATTCATATATCTCATCTCTGAGTATTCGGGTTGATGACATAGGTTCTCCTAGTAGTATCGTCTTTATATAGTTGTTAAAATGTAGAGGTTACGGGGTATATATTTTAGTTTTTATAGTAATTATGAATAGTTATCACTATAAACAAAAAAGCCCCCGAACAAAGTCGAGGGCGATTATTGTTGATTTTTCATTTAGTCTATACTAACTTCATTTTCTTCTGATTCACCAGCAAAGTCTGTTGAGCTGATATCTGCTTTATCTGCCTCTAAAAGAGCGATTAAGCTTTCAACTTGTGCAGCTAGTGCATTGTGTTTCTCAAGAAGATCTTTGATAGTATTAGCAGCATCTAGGTTTAAATTAGCCTTGATGTCAGCATCTAATTGTTTTCTCATAAGAATCCCTGTTTAATATAAATTAGGGACATGAAGTTCACGTCCCTAATTAATGTTATTATCTAGACTTGATATATCTAATTTGACAGATAGAACTTGGTCTAGAAGTGAATAGAGCCTCATCAGCCATACATCTCATTTCAATACCATGCTTACCTTCAAGAAGCTTAGCGAATTTTCCGCCATCTGGTCTATCAAAAGTTACTTCAGTAGAACCAATTCTCTTAAGCTCTTTCTCACATACGATGTATGCATACCCTTCTTTTACGAAAGTAGAAGCTTTAATCTTAATTGTTCCATTTTGACCGAAGAACTCAAGTTCTCTAGCACCTGATTGATGCTTAGAAGTAGAGTAAGAAGAGTCGATAACTCTCTTAGCATCTTGCTCTGTTAGTAAATCATCCCATTGACGAGGGTTTACGTATACAGAAACTTCTTCTTGCATTAGTCCTTTCTCTACCATTGCTGCAATACCTTCCTCAATTTTAGCTTGAGTAAGAACTACAGGAACTGAAGAAGTACCAGCATCTACTATAGATCCTTGGAATAAAGGCTCTCCAGCATTTGCAACACCAAAAAGTGAAGTTGCTTCTTGAGAAATCCCGTGAATACCTAAGAATTCATTTTTAGTAGCAGTAGTAGCTGCTCCGTTAAAGTAAATCACATCATCAACAGCAACATCATCAGCAGGAGAAGCAAACGATCCTCCGGAAACTAATTCGATAGTTACTGTTCTATCTTTTAGTGAATATTCCTTAACTTTAATTGCACCTGTTATTGACTTAGCAGAAACTGCAGCATCAAAAATTTCAATCTCAGCACCAACAGTACCATTCCAGATACCAGCAGCCCATTCAGCATCGTTGATTTCAAGAACTTTAGTTGTTGCAGCCGTAGTATTTGCAGTCTTTACAGAAGCAAGTCCTGACTGACCGTAGAACATTTGAACTTCTAGTCTGTGGTAGATAGAAGAAAGCATGTTTCCTACCATCAATTTCATTGCTTTATCGATAGATTGACCTTCAGAAGTTGATCTATTTAAAGCTCCAATAGAGATTGCTGATCTAAGAACTAATTCACTTGCTTGAACAGAAGCTCTAACCATTTTAAATCGGTTAGCATCATTAAGGTCAAATAAGTCACCATCAGTTCCACCATATGTAAATCCTGACTCTAGAGCCAAAATAACTGGTTCAACATAAGATCCACCTAATTTCTTTGCATTATCAAATTTAACTGCATTGTACAGTTTAACATGATCAGGTACTGCTTGTTTTACTGCTTCTGCGTATCTATCTTTATATAGACCGTTTAGCGTATCAACTTCATTATAAGTTGCCATTGTTAATTCCTTTTGAGTTTGTTTTAAACTCGGTTAGTTAATAAATGTTACACTCTACGACCCTTTTCGTCTCTCTTATAAGTACAAACTTGGTATTCGGTCTTCAGAGATCTGATCCTATTAAGGGTACAGATGTGTTTCTCGAAATCTCCTTTAAACGCCTAAGCTTTAAAAAAGTGGTCAAATTAAGCCCAATTCTGAGCTTGATATTAGCGCAGTAATGCGCCTTTATCATATAGTTGTTAATTTTGCAAACGTTTAGTAGAAGTTTTTTCTATAAAAATCGCATTTTACAATATTTACAGGTACTTACCTCATCCAATCGCTCAGCTTTATCTTTTCCTTCTCTTCAGGCTTCTTAACTTCTGTTTTAGAAGTAGATTGGACATCATTTACACTAGTAACCTTTTTTTGTTGTGTTTGAACTCTGTCTTGTCTAAGCTTTTCAAGAAGATTATCACCCATATATTTCTTAAGAAGGTCCGGAGATCTAAGTCTTCCTGCAGCTTTCTGAAACTGTGCTTTAATCTCATCTTTTACTGTCGGAAGTACTTCTTTGGCACTAATATCAATACCTTTAGAAGCTGCCCAGTGTAAATGACCTGCGACCATAGCTACAGTTTCGTCATCTGCTACCAATTCAGGATCTTCATCCAATGCTGACATGATATCAGTTTTAATTTCAGCAACTAATTTAGCATCTTCTTCTTTTTGCCTCTTTTCATTAGCTTCTTTTTTCATTTTATCAAGTTCTGCTTTAGTTTCCTCGAATTCCTTCTGTTTTTGAATACTTTCTCTTTCTTCTGGAGACAATTCCTGTTCTTTTAAAAGTTCATCAAAGTACCTGCTCGAATAATCAACTGGATCAAAGTCGGGATCTAGCATTTTCATCATTTTAAATGGGTCAGCTTTAACACCTTCTAGAAAGTCACCAAACAACTTCTCTTGCTCAGCTTTTTCCTGCATAGTCTTCTGACCTTTGTATGCTTTTTGAAGCTCTGCTTTAATAGCTTCATCGTCGTCAAGATCAAGTTCTCTAGTGAATTCTTTTCCGTCTACTTTTAAAGTAAACTGTCGAATCATAGACTTAACTTCTTCTTCTGAAGCTCCTTTTTCAATAGCTTCTTCGATTTCTTCTTCAAGCTCTTCTTCAGACTCAGCTTTAACTTCAATAACTTCTTCTTCAGACTCTTCAGTAACTTCCTCTGTAGACTCTTCTGAGACTTCTTCTGAGACTTCTTCTGATGCTTCGATAGCTTCTTCTACAGGTTCTTCAGAAACTTCTTCCGAAGACTCCTCTGAAGCTGCTGCTGCTTCTCTAGCATCTGCTGCTTCACCTGCTGCATCTAGAACATCTCCGATTCCACCAACTTCATTAAATACAATTGCTTTTACTGCGCTGAATAGCGACATCTTCTTACTCTTCATTTTTCTTCCCTTGCTAGTCATATGATATAGCATAGTTGTTCCGCCAAAAGGTAGGAACTATTTATAGTCACGAAATTGTGACATTACTCTTCTTCTTTATTACTTCTTCCGTAAAGTTCTTGTTGTTCCCATTGTTCCTGCGTTGTTCCGACGGGACATAATCCGAATGTACGATTTCTTATCTCTTTATCTAAACTAACTCCGAATCTTTGAAGTTCTTCGCGAGCTTTTCTTTTTAGTACATTTAAGTTTGTATATGTTCCGCTTTTGAAGGTAAGTTGTTTCGTTCTCTCGTTACGAATATAGTACTGTAAAGCATCGGGATTTTCTAAGTTTAGAATTATCCGATACTTTGCACCAGTACTTTTTGAAGTATAAGACTTGTTTGTTATCTTATGGTCTTTCTTATATTTATGAGTTATATATTTTATTCTAAGTGTCATTCGAATCTCCAATAATAATCCTTATATGGGTTATAGGGTCTTTTTCCATTTAATATGGCTCCTAAATGTTTATAACTCCCACCTAAACCTTCTATGTCTTTCATGAATTCAAGTCTTAGTTCATGTCCATCTACTATAGAGATACCTATTACACTTTTACACCTGTTTGATAAATAACCACTTCTTTTGTAATCATTAAAATTTCTCCTAAATTCTTTAAAATCCTTACCCAGAGAGTACTCTTTGAATGAATCCTCTCTATATTTCCATTGAAAATTGTGAGCTAAGTTTCCTCTATATTTTAAAGAGTTCTGTACCATCTTAGGACAAAAATTCATAGTACTTACTTGACTTATATTTCTAAAACTATAAGTAATCCCAGTTACTATACATTTACAGTCAATAGGAGTATGTCTTGAGTAACTTAATTTTTCTCTGGTAGTTTTGTGAACTATACTGTTCAATCCTCCTATTTGAAGATTGTATCCGTTAGGTCCTATTGTGTTCAACTCTTTAATGTATTTCCTTTCTAAAAAGTTTAACTCATCTACTGTTCTGGCAGAACTATCGATAATTTCAAAAGAAAAAGATTCTAGCCCATATTTTTTTATTGCATTACCAAAAAATCCTGATGGATCTCTACCATGATCTGCTATTCTTTTTTCTACCTTTTGTATGGTCTGTCCTACGTAGCAAAGTCCTGTATAAATATTAGTAGCTTTATATATTACCATTATATATTCCCTAAATCTTCTGGAGTTTGTGGTTGTGGAGGTAATAATCCAGAATCTACTCCTGCTGCAGTTGGTAGACTTGGTTGTCCATCTGCCTGTGTTTGGGGTTCCATTACTTGACTACTATTATTACCTTGCTGTCCTACGTTTTGAGTAGTTGGAGCAGGAGCTACAGGGGATTCATTTATGTATCCCAACAAAATTGGATCTGTAGTTCTTAGCAAGTTAACATGCTCTTGAACGTGCTCAAGTACTAACCTAGACAACTCAGGATCTTTCTTAAGCTCCGAATCATTTAAGACTTCCATGTGTTTCATGATATGTTGCGAATGCTTTTCTGACCAAATAGCTTGTTGTGGTTCACCTTTTATCAATCCTTCGTTTTCAGAAATTATAAGGACGCTATTATCAAACTTAGCATCGGTAGCAACATTTAGATTACCAGTATTTAATACCATTAGATAATCATCGATGGTTGTTATAAGTCCCATCATTAGTAAGTTTTCAGCAACTTGAGTTCTACCTGCCGAACTGTTCATTAGAGGGTTTCCTCTGTCAACAACTACTCTA